GCTCCAGTAAGAGATGCATATTTTGCATTATGTTCAACTCAATTAACAGGAAATCTAGACGTAGTTGCTGGTTTTATTCATAAAAATGCGTATCCATCTCCAATGAATGCACTTAGAACAGAATGGGGATCAATTGGAAACTTGCGTTTCTTAGTATCTTCCATCGGTTCTATAACTCCAAACGCGTCTAATCTTGGTGCAGATGTGTATAACATTTTCTGCGTTGGTATGGAAGCATATGCATGTATTGAACAAGATCAGTACAGTGCATCATTTATATATAGACCTCCTATATATGATGGGCCGTTAGCGCTTAATTGCTCGGTTGGATATAAATTCGCTGAGGTTCCAAGAATTACTAATGATCTTTGGATACTTAACCTACGTGCAACACGCGCTTAATTAGAAGGAATAATTATGGCTAATACAGAAAATTTACAAGGTAGATTTACATCAACTGGTGCAGCAGAAAACCTCGTTCTTAGGGGCGATGTTGAGTGGGTTGAGGTACGGAATGGTACAGTTGCCGCAGCTGGTGGTGCCGGTACAGGTGTAAAGTTTGAGTGGCAAGAAGGCTTTGCCGATGATTCTGGTTTTATTTATCAAAAGCTAGCAGCTGATGATTCTATAACATTTGCTGTTATGGCCAATGGTGGATTTACAAGAATAGAGACAACTGGTAACGCAGATTCTGCAATATATGCTACTCAGCAAATCAATGCTGGTGCTCCTCCTGTAGCTCTTTGTGGAGCAACAGCTGGATTGGTAGATCTAGATATTGTCAGATTTGTTAACGTACCTGGTGCGCAGCAGTTTGGTGGTGTCGACTTTACAATCGATAACATTAATGCAAATGTAAGCTTCGAGCTTATATATGGCCCAACAATTGTTACAACTGGTGCTGTAGTTGGTGCATTCTATCGTGTGAGATGGGAACCTAATTTCTATCCACGGCGTAGATTCATTTCAGCTATTACAGCTGCAAATCCTGCAGTAGTAACTCTTACAGTTACACACGGCTATACAGTTGGTCAAAAAGTTAGATTCATTGTTCCTGACGTATATGGTATGGACGAGATGAACAATCTAACAGCAACAATAACAGCTGTAAATCTTGTTACAAATACAGTAACGACAGATATTAACTCGGCAGCATTCAATGCATTTGCATGGCCACTAACAGCAGACGTTCCATTTACTCATGCACAGATGCTTCCTGTCGGTGAAGACTCAACTCTTGGAGTCACTCTAGATGATGCAACAGATAACGTCGGTGAAATTGTAATGCGACTTGCAGCTGGAGTAGATAGTCCTGCTGGAGTACTTAACGATGTAATATACTGGCGCGCTGGTAGATCATTTAGCGTAGACAACGATTAATTAGAAACATAAATTAAGGGGCTCGTAAGGGCCCCTTACAGCAAAAAGGAAAAATATGACATCGCAATCAACAGATAAGAAGAAGAAGAACCAACAAAGTTTAAATTATCAACGCGACAAAGATAGAGAAACTGTTAAAGGTATTTTTCGTTTTTATGAAGTGCCAGGCGGCTCAATGAGTTTTAATTTTCGAAAATATAAGGGTGATCCAATTGAGCGATATGACTTTGTTGATGGCGGAATATATACGGTACCACTAGGCGTTGCTAAGCATTTGACGCAGAATGGAAATTATCCTGTGCATAAGTATGCAAAAGATGAAGGCGGAAAAATTTCTATGCGCGTCGGTCAAAAGGTAAACAGATTTGGCTTTGAGAGTCTAGAATTTATGGATATCGATGATCTACCAAATAGATCAGATAAAATTGTTATTGTAGATGAAGTAAAAGACGATAAAGTTTTTAGAAAATAAAGGATAACAATGCCACGGTTTTATGCTGAGCAAAATCCAACGTTTCAGAGGTCAATGAGATTGATTGATTCTATAACTAACAGCTTTCCGGCTCAAGTTACTACATCTTTTGATCATGACTATGGGACCGGTGATATTGTGCGCCTGAATATTCCAAAGTGGTACGGAATGCATCAGGCAGATAAGCTAGTTGGAACAATAACCGTAACTGGGAGTGATACCTTTACAATCGATATTGCCACACAGAATTTTAATCCATTTACAATCACTCTTCCAGTTCCGTGGTATGTCAATAGCTATCCGTACGTTACGCCAGTTGGTGAAGTTAATGCAAATCTTAGTGGTGCGACTAAGAATGTTTTATAGTTTAAAGGAAGATATATGGCTGATTCTACTTTAACAGCTGTGCGTACGAAGGTGCGTAGACTTACAAGAAGCCCCTCAACAACACAGCTAACAGATGCTGAAATTGATGAATATATAAACACGTTTATACAATATGATTTCCCAGAACATTTAAGGTTAAAAGCATTAAGAGAAACGTATACATTTTATACAGAACCATATGTTGACGAATATAATAGCGACAATACATCTCTACAGCTAAATAATTTTGAGAATCGATATATATCTGTTCATGGACCAGCTTATATCGATGGAGTTCAAGTTCCGTTATGCCAAAGTAGGGAACAGTTTTATGGGGTATATCCGAGAAATAACACGCGTGTTGTGCTTGGCCAGGGTACAGGAGGCGCTAGTGTTTTCACCGGGACTATTCAAAGCCCTTCGGTGAGGAACAATATATTGTTTAGTTCGATCGATGCAAATAATAATGGTTTACAGCTTCATGATTTCCCGGGAGGAGTAACTGGACAAGTTGCAACACTTGCAGGAGATGGTTTTGGATTTGTTAACTACGTAACCGGAGAGTATGATCTTAACTTTACTTCACCGCCAGCAGCTGGCGCAGATATAACAATACATCATATTCTATATACTCCATCGATGCCGCGATCGATTTTGTTTTTTGACAATGCCTTTTTTGTACGTCCAATCCCAGACCAAGCTTACAGGATTGATCTAGAAGCATATAGGCGCCCAACAGAGCTGCTTGCAGGGCACTCTCCAGAGCTAGAGCAGTGGTGGCAATATATTGCATATGGTGCGAGTATAAAGCTGTTTCAGGATAGAACAGATGAAGAAGGCGTAAGAATGCTTATGCCGGAATTTAAGCAACAAGAACGTCTTGTTTTAAGAAAAACAATTGTACAGCAATCAAATGAGCGAGTTGCTACAATTTATTCAGACAATACTAGTGGTTATAACAATGGATGGTGGAATCGTTAATAGGAGAATAATATGGCGTACCAGGAAAATATACCGTTGCCAACGGATAAAATAAAAGATTCTCAAAATGATATATTACAAAACTTTCAGGGCCTCAAAACTGCGTTTGATATAAATCATGTAACGTTCGATTTGGCAGATGAAGGAAAACATAATAAAGTACACTTTCCCAATCAGGATGGTGTAGTTCCAATCGATCCGGTTACTGGCGCTACAGAAGTTGCATTATATTCTAAGACTTCTACGCGAACAACTTCTACAGAACTGTTTTATGCGCCGATAAATAGCGGCACACAAATTCCATTTACAGCAAGGTTAAGCGCAACGCCAGGTTGGACATATTTGCCGTCTGGAATAATTATAAAGTGGGGCACTACAACAGCAAACGGATCTACTATAATTACATTGCCTACGGACGGCGATGTGCTAATTCCAGACTATACAACAATATTTTCGGTGCAGCTAACCATTATTGATGCAGCAGCAGCAGATGCTGATGAATCGATTAGATTAATAAGCTTCGCTGCTCCAGGAACAGTTACCGTGTGGGGGTCTCCTAGGTCAACTACTGGCGCTAAGGCAGTCAACTTTGAGTATTTAGTTATAGGAGTGTAGATGGCTTTTGATAAGTTTTTAATTGCACCAATCTCTGATGGTATACGTCGAGATCTGAAACCTTGGCTGATTCCAGACCAGGCATTTGAAAGTCTCAATAATGCATATAATTTTCGTGGAAGAATAAAAAAAAGAGTCGGTGCTATTAATGTTGGTGCGTTTCCTGATGATAATGCGTTAACAACAAGGTTGCGTGCAAATATTGGAACAACAAACGGTGGTGGAGATCTTGCTGGTATTGTTCCTGGAGGCGCAGCCGGAATAGGCGCTATAGGTCAAATGTTTTCTATAGGCACTGAGATGTTTACTGTCTATCAAGCTAATGGAAACATGTATACCACTAGTGGTACAGCTACAGTCTTTACATACAATACGGTAACTGGGGCGTATGACATACAGACTTCTTTAGCTGCTACTGACGTATACTTCTATCCTGCTAAGCCTGTAATGGGGTTTGTGTCGTACGAACAACAGGATATAAACGACGAAGATACGTATGCATTTGATACATTTTTTAATTATCAACTTACAGCTACAGGCTGGGAAAGAGTTGATGGAGAAACTGTTGCAGGCGATGCGCAATGGGCTGGTTCTGACAGCGAGTTCTTTTGGAGTATTACATGGAGAGGCACAAATGATTATAGCTATATACTTTTTACTACCAACTATAACGATGCAGAAAGATTAAGGTATTACGATGGTACAAATTGGACAACATGGAGACCTCAATATGCCTCTAATGCGTTAGATACAATTGAATCTGCGCGCATAATTATCCCTTTTCATAATCGATTACTACTTTTCAATACAGTTGAGCGTTATAATGTTGGTCCTGCAACTAATACATATGTTAATCGATGTCGATACTCTAGAATTGGAAGCCCAATAGCTGCAAATTCTTATCGAGAAGATATAGGTGGCGAAGGAGGCTTTATCGATGCACCAACACGCGAAGCTATTGTAAGTGTTTCTAAGCTTAAAGATAAGCTTATTGTTTTCTTTGAAAGAAGTACATACGAGTTGGCTTATACGAGTAATCAGGTTTATCCATTTATATGGCAGCAAATAAACTCTACCATGGGATGCGAATCTACTTTTTCAGTTGTTCCATTTGATAAAATTGTTGTTGGTATAGGGCAAACAGGAATTCACGCGTGCAATGGTTCAAATGTTGAGCGTATTGACAGTAAAATACCAGATGAAGTGTTCGAAATACATAACAATAATGAAGGCGTTTTTAGGGTACATGGAATAAGAGATTTTTATAATGAGATGGTTTACTGGACTATGCCGCATGCTGAGCACCATGAAAATTATCCAAATCGATTGTTAGCATATAATTATAAAAATGATACATGGGCCTTTTTTGATGACAGCATAACTACTTTTGGATACCACCAGATTGCAGATGATCTAACATGGCAAACAACACGTGGTGAATGGGAAAATCATGGTGAAGAATGGAATGATGGCGTGGTTGAATCTAAATTTAGATTTGTAATAGCAGGAAATCAGCAAGGATATACGTTTATTATGCATAATGATTTTACTATGAATGCTGTATCTCAGCAAATTACAGACATTCAAGAAGCGGCTGGTGTTGTAACTATAACGTCGATCAATCATAATTTAACGTCTGGCAACTGGGTATATATTGACTATGCAGAAGGCATTACAGAACTTAATGATAATACCTATAAAGTTAATAGAACTGGGTCTAATACATTTACTATTGATCTAGCTCCTACTGTTACGGGGACATATACCGGTGGAGGACTAATTGTCCTTGTAAGCAAGGTTGATATATATACGAAGAGGTTTAACTTCTACACGCAACAAGGTGTAAAGACAAACATCGAAAAAACAGATTTTCTTGTCGATAAAATCGACGATGGTCAATTGACAGTTGATTATTTACCTTCATTCTCTAGAAAATCTTTAAGGGACGATGGTATTGCAACCGGTGCTATACTTGGTACTTCAATTTTGGAAATGGACTCATATACAACGCTAGAAGATTCTCAAGAAAGATTTTGGCATGTAGTATACCTACAGGCTCAGGGCGAATCAGTTCAATTAAGGTTATATTGGACAGATGATCAAATGAGGGATGAATATGCCCCATTTGTTGGGTTTGAAATACATGGAATATTATTTCATGCTTCTCCAACAGAAGAACTTTAAAAAAAGGCCGTGTCGACAGCAAATCAACACGGCTGAAAAAAGGAGAGTAGTAATGAAGTCTGTAAAGACAAAAGTACTAAATATATTCTACTCTTTAATGTACTCCAAAACAACATAAGTTATTGTCCATGCAGCTCTATTTATCCCCGTTGTAATTATAACATTTGTATTATCTGCGCTTAGTTCAATATTGTTATTATCTGTGATCGCAGCAAAAGGAAGAGGCAAATAACTCCCTCCTGTCGGATCTGTTGCTGCTCCGTATATACGTGTAAAACTAAAAGTGTTTGCTGCGGGAAATGTTATTCCATGTGCTACGTTCGTGGTACCTGCGTTTGGGAGAGCGCCGAAATTTATGACTTTTCTAAAGACCTGTCGCGGCGTCGGCTTGCGTGGAGTTTGACTACCTAATGCTGGATCCGGAAACCAGATTTGTCCACATACAAATTCTTCAGGATCATATATTCCTGTGTCTTTTATGTTTAAAACCATTGCGTGATTGTTAATTGTCTGACGTAATCTTACTAGAAAGTCTTTATATTCAGGACTATTAATATTAATTTTATCTAGATCTTCTATTTCAAAAGCTTCAGTTGTCGGAACGAATGCGCCGTATCTTGTATAGATAGCCATGCTATATCCTCTTTTTAATTTTAGCTTTATCGTAATATACTGCTAATGATTATATTATAAGTAATGGCGTTGTTGGTAACAATTAAAGAATAGGAATAATTATGGCAGTAAATATATTGTTCGAAGGGTTAAAGCTTTTTGGGCTACCTTTATTATATGCTATATATAATAAGGCAACTACAGGGAATTTTACCGGTAAAGCTAGCGGAAAAGGTAAGGGCAGTAAGGGTACTGCAGGAAAGGCAACAACGCAAAATCTTGGCGGTGCGAATATAACAACTGGCAAGGCTGGTGGTAAAGATATTATGGTAATTAAACCTGGCAGTGCGTTAGATAAGTTTTTAACAACAAATGACAACGCGTTAATGACTCAAGCAAAGAGTCAGCTTCTAGGTGAAGGAGATAAGCTTCCGGAAATGGAAGAGATTGTATCTAGGGCAGAAAAGGCATTTGGGCCAATGCCTGATAAGCCACAATTTGCTGAGCAGGAAGCGCTTCCTGAGGCACCACAGATGCCTCAAACTCCAGAAATGCCTCCGGAGGCAGACTTAGGAGCATTTGATTTTGGACCATATGAAGCTCAAGCTAGAAAAAAGTTTCAAGAGGAAACCATACCAACGCTAGCAGAGCGCTTTACGTCTATTACTGGCGGTGGTCAGAGATCCAGCGCATTTGAAAGGCAAAAAGCTCAAGCGGGTGTAGATTTAGAATCTAATTTGGCAGCGTTGAGAGCTACTATGGAGCCAGAATTTGCTTTAAAAAGAGCTCAGCATGGTCTAGAGCGCGGAAAGCTAGGTGCACTTCTTAGCAAATTGGGCTTGCAAAAAGGAGAAATTGAGGGAAGATTTGGATTAGAAAGAGGAAAATTAGGTGTGGAACAAGGAAAACTGGGAACTCTTCAGCAGCAGCTTGGATCCAATGTTTCAGCTCAACAAAGGCAACAGAAGCTTCAAGAGGCTCAATTCGGTCTAAGGTCAGAAATTGCGGGGCAGCAGCCAAAACAATTTCAACGACAACAATTAATGAAGCTTTTATTTGGTGGTCCAGAATCTACCGTCACTATGCAGGATCCTAAACCAGGAATTTGGGAGTATATAATGGGAGGCGCTGGAGAAGGCCTAAAAGGTGCAGCGAAGGCCGGAGGTGAAGCCGGCATGAACTGGTTGTTAGGTGGTAATAAACAAAGCATGTTTAATTAAGAAAGGATAAATTATGCCAGTAATACAGTTGCCATCACATCAACCGAATGCATTCGGTCAAGCATTGGCCGGCGGTTTAGCAGGATTAGGCCAAGGAGTAGGAAAAGGGATTTCGAATCTTGTTGATATGAAATTAAAAAATTTGCAACGAGATCAAAAACAAAAAAACCTTGAATCTAGTCTCTCGCCATTAATTGGATCGAAAAAGGCTTCAGATTATTCTAAGATAGGTGCAGATAATCCACAGATTCTATCATTTCTAATGAATCAAGAATTAGAAGGAGGGTTTCCAGCAACACCAGATAAGCCAATTGATGTTCAAGGTCAAAAACAATCGTCAGATCTTTTTAAAAGAAAAAAAACAGTAAAAAATCTCAGGTCTAATTTATTGTTGCGTATTAAAAAAAACAAGTTGTCTATTAAGAAAGCGAAGAAAATGCTTAAAACAGAGGGTTTTGATGATAGATCTTCTAATATTATTTTAAGTGAAACTTTAACTGATGATGTAATTAAGTTTTTTTTAGATAAGACTAATAATAATCCAAAAAAAGCAAAGATTCTTGCTAGGCAATATGGATTTAAGGTTTAAAAATGTCAGAAGATAGATTTAGTAAGCTTTCAAAAAAACATGAGATTGTAGCGGTAGATAGATTTAAGCAGTTAAGCAGTGTAGATAAATTTGATGCTGCTGCAAAACAAAATTTATTAAAAATAGCTGATCCATGGTCTGAGGATTATGATCCATTTGAAGCGACACAGATGTCTATCAAGATGAAGAAGCCTGCCATTAAAACTGGAGCATTAGGAGAAGCTTTTGCAAGAGGAGGAAGAGCTGGGGTAAGTGGCCTCCTTATGGGCTATGAACCAGATAAGCCACCAAAAGATGAGAATTGGCTTGAGCATTTAGCTGCTTTGGCTGGAGAGGTAATGTCTGATATTCCAGGATTTTGGGCTGGTGGAGAGCTTGGTGCTTTAGTTGGCGCTGGAATTGGGTCTGTAATCCCAGGATTGGGAACGGCTATTGGTGCTTTGGGTGGAGGTGGTGCTGGTGCAATGGCGTTTCCAGCACTAATAAAACATTCATTTCAGGAATATAGAGATTTTATTGATCAAGGTAACAATTTATCGTTTGGAGAATTTTTAGAAAGATCTGGAAGAATTGCCAAGGAAACAGGCAAGGCAGGCACTGTTGGATTAGTAACGGCTGGAATGTCTAAGTTCTTGCCATTTCTAAAGAAGATTCCTAAGTTTGATAAATTGCTCAATACAAAACCAGGAAAGATTGCGGCAGAAACAGCGCTAGAGCTTACAGGTCTTACTGGCACTCAAGCAGCTCTTGAAGGTGAATTGCCATCTGCGCAACAGTTTGCTGATAATGCGGCTACACTATTTGGTGTGAAGGGAACCAAATGGTTAGGTGGAAAAGCAAGAGAGTATGGGAAAAAACCACTAGTTCCTTTAAAAAAAGCAACACCTCAAGAAAAGAAGGCTGGCGTAAAACCTCTTCCAAAAGATAAAATTTTTAAAACAGAACAAGAAATGTATCAGAACATACTTGAAAATTTAGTTGGAAAGAAAAAAGCAGAGAAAGTTGGTGTTAAGCATGAATGGCAAAAGAATTTAAAAAGGGCAGAGACATTAGCTAAAAGAAAATTTACTACTGCTGAGCATGAGGAATCTCTTTATTACATGCAAAAAACAGGAAATCCAAGTATTGAGGGTGACGGATTCAATGATTTGAGTGAGCGCGTACCTAAAGAATTAAGAGAAATGGCTGACAATAAAGTTCGTCCTGCTTTGAAAAAGATTTTGACGGAAAACAACGCTGATCCAATAATGAAAAAAATAATGCCACGAGAAGGTTTGGAAGATTATTATTTGCCGGGTGTATATGAAGGAACGCCTGAGCAAATAGCAAAAGCAAAAGCGTTGGCATATAAGAAGTTGAAGACGCGCCCATTTTTTTCTAATACAAAAACATTTTTAACTTACAATGAAGCTGCTTTAAAAGTTGGCCTGAAGCCACGATATAAAACGCTTCCTGAGTTAATAGAATATACGCAGAATGAATTCAATAGAGCGAAGTCAAATGCGGCATTAGTTGATAAAATGAGGAAGTTTCAGGACATTACTGGAACAGATGTAATTGTAACTGATCATAAAGAGGCTCAGTATAGAAAAGCAAAGCTTGATGGATACGTTCCATTTGACGATAAGATGCTTCGAACTTCATATAATAAGAAGACTGGAAAATATACGCTTTCTCCTGAACCAGCATTATTAGCACCAGATGTTGCAGAAACATTTGATGGAGTCTTTGTCAGGAAATATGAAGGAAAGTTGCCAAACGCATTGCAACATGTGAAAAATATCACTGATGCGTGGGATTCAGTAAATAGGCGTTTAAATAGATTGGCCGTCTCTTTTTCAGGATTCCACTACAAAACACAGTTAGAAAACGTTCTTGGTCGACTGGGGTTTAAAAAGGCTCTGCGGCCACTTAAGCTAATGACTGAAGGTGAAAAGTTATTAAAAGATACTACAAAAGTAAAAGATGCGGTAAAGCATGGGCTTGAGGTTGGTGGAATTGAATCATTGACTATTCCAAAAGGCGAAAGAGTATTTGATAAAACGATAGATAAGATCATTGATCCAACTTCTCGTTTTTCCATATCCGCAAAGAAATTTAAAAATGAGTTAAGCAAAGTTCCTGATTTTCTGCATAAAACGTTTATTCCTCGTTTAAAAATGGTTGCATATGATAAAACAGTAAGTGAGCAATTTAGTCGATTAGAAAAAGAATACGGCAGAAAATTGGAGCCTGTTGAAGTAAAAGAGCTGAAGCGTATTGTTGCAAAAAGAATGAATGATGAATTTGGTGGTCAAAGATGGGAAACAAGTAAGTGGTTTAAGAATCCTAAGATGCGTAAATTAATGCGATCATTTATAGCCTTTCCAAATTGGACTGTTTCCAACGTAAGGCAACTAGCAGGAGCATTTAAGCCTGGACTAGAAGGACAACTTGGAAAAAAGTATTTACTTAATTTTGTAATAAAAAATGCAACGATGGCAGCAGGGCTTAAAGGTATTTTTGGTGGTATGACTACAGATGAAAAGGGTGAAAATATTTGGTCTCCGTCAGAAGCTTTTAAAACCTTTACAGACATAAAAGATGTTTCTGATTTATTTAGTTTTCCGCTACCTGATTGGACTGTCGGTGGTCTTAGATTGGGAAGAGATAAGACTGGTGCCAGATTAAAGTTATACGCAGGAAAGCAGTTTACAGAGGCTCTTAATTATTTTAAAATTGGAGATCATTTGCTGAGTATGCTGTATAACAAAAGTGTTCCACTTCTGCGGGAAACATGGAAACAGGTTACAGGCACCACGCCAACGCCTTACGGTCCTTTTATAGCAGAAGGAAGATACATGGGTGGCACAAGGCGTCCATGGGAAGGCAAGGAAAATTTTATTGAACAGTTACCGTCAAGATCAAAGTCAGCGTTGAAAAGTCTTGTTCCGTTTGGTCTTCAGTCTCTGCTTGTAGAGCGAGATTTTCCTAAATGGGTACAAACAGGAGGTGGTATTTTTTCAGCGCGTAAAATGGCAACACCATTTAAAGAAGCTTCTAATATAAGAAAAGCGTTGGAAGAAAACGATAAAACTAAGCTTGAGTCTATCCGTAAAAATCTTAAAAATAATGACATTCCAGATAAAAGAATAAATCAAGAAATATCAACTCAAAAAGGGATTATTAAAAGTGATAGATATTTTGAGAAAGCAAAGGCTGCGGTACGTATAAAAGATCCAGAAAAAAGAAATGATGCTGTACGGAAATTGAAGTCTGAAATGCGTAAAGATCCCCTTGAGTTTAAAGAAAACTCAATTCAAAGTGTTTTTTCGTATGCGCTAAAATCATTGAAGTATGAGGGCGACATTACACAAAAGCAGCGAGAAAAAATTGAGCCTGAAATACCTACGTTAAGTAAGGATCTTAAGAAATCTCTTATAGCAGACGACAAATCTAATATAAGTAAGATAAAAAAAGAATATAAAAAGAGTGGATTAGATAAAGAAAAAATAGATAACAAAATAAAATATGCAAAAAATGAAATTGTAAGAGATAGATGGAATGATAAAATTGAAGCTGCTCTTAAATCTAAAGATCCATTAAAAATTAGAAAAGTTAGAAGCGATATGAGAGATGATCCGTTTGTAAACAAAAAGGGTGTAGTATCTCGCTTTAACGCAATGAAGAAAAAGTTAAAATTAAAAAAGAATTAGCGTTCTAACCTTCTTTCTTCTTCCATCGCCTTTACAGCTAATCTCATTATTAGTCTTGTTAGCGTTATGTTTCTTCGTCTAGCGATCATCTCAAGCTGCTTATGCATTTCTATTGGCAAGTCTGTCGACAATCTTTTTCTCTTATCTCTAGCCATTAATTACTCCTAGTTTTCTATAAGTATAACATTGTGTACACAAAAGTCAACAAAATTCTGTATTTCTATCGTTAGAAGTTATTAGATTCGTATGATATATAATTTTTAACCAAAGTATAGGAGGCTAATATGCCTGTAAGAAAAACGAATAGAAACGTATCATATGGGATAGGGCAACCGTTAATTACGGGGGCACCCAGTCCTATTATTGCCCAAAGAGCTCCGACGGCGAATGACTTTGCACCTGTGGCCACAATTTGGGTAGATCAACCAAATGACGATAATTATATTTTAACACGTGTTGTTGCCAATGTAGCTACATGGATCAATGCTGGTGGTGGTGGTGGAGTGTTTGCCACACTTACAACGACAGGAACGATTACCTGTGGTACAGCCTTAACAACTGGAACCTCACTAGGGGTTGGTACAACTTTAGATGTAACTGGCAACACAACATTGAATACAGGGCTTGGAGTTGTACTATCTAGCGCAGCTGGTCTACTTACAGCTGCTGATGGAACTGACGGACAGCTCCTTATTGCTGCTACCGGCGCAGGTGCTCCTGCTTGGGCGGCAATAACATCTGCTTCTCTAGTTATAACCCCAGGTGCTGGAACTCTAAATATAGAAGAATCTGGTGGTACGGCAAACTCATTTGTAACAGATGTTGGTGGACCAGTAGTCCCACTAGTTGGTGTTACAACTATGGCCGGTGGCACAAATGTTACTACAAATGGAGCAGTAGCAAATACAATCACTTGGAATCTAGATGACGATGTTACACTTGCAGGATTCTTAAGTGCTGGTGATAGTATTAGCATGCTTTCTGGTGTATGTACCATTGAAGCTACTGATGATGTTGCGCAAGTTATTTACTTACACACAGACGGTGGAACAAATGAAACTATTGATATTTATTGCGACCAAGGGACTGGTGTTAGCGCTATTGACATTCATGCTGATGTTGGCGGTATCGATATTGACTCTGGGCTCTCGACGGTAGATGCGATAAATATTGTAGCTTCAGATGCAGCTGGTGGTATCGATATAGATTCTGGGACTGGTGGATTTATTTTAGATACAACAGGGGATATTTCGCTAGATGGTGCCGCTGCTTCAAACTTCACAGTTACAGGAGCTTTTGATCTAGATGTTGGAACTACTCTAGGATCATTAAATCTAACTGCTGGCGAAGCCGCAGCAGATGCAATCGTAATTGACGCTTCTGATGCAGGTGGTGGTATTGATGTAGATTGTGGGACAGGTGGAATGAGCTTTGTTTCAGCAAACGGTATCATAGCTTTTGAGTCTGGAACAGCTGACATAAATATTGGAACAGACGCCGCAAGTCATACAATCACGATAGGGAATATTACAGGAGCAACTGACGTTGCAATCAATTCCGGTACAGGTGGAATTGACATTATCTCTACTGGTGCAGGTGATATAACAATTAACTCAGATGACACACTTCTACTTGACTCAGATGGTGTGCTAGAGCTTAACTCGAGTGCTGGTGTTATTGGCATTGGTAACGATGCTGATGCATTTGATATAAATATAGCAACAGGGGCTGCGGCAAGAACTTTGACTCTTGGGAACGCAACTGGGGCAACAGCGGTAGCAATTAATTGTGGATCTGGAGATATAACAGCTACAGCAACACTTGGTTCAATTACATTAGAATCTACAGAAGATGCAGCAGATGCAATTTACTTGCATACAAATGGTGGAACAACTGAAACTATACATCTATTATCCACTCAAGGAACTGCCGCAGCAGCCATTCACTTACAGGCTCTTGTTGGTGGAGTGAATCTTACAAGCGCCGTTGCTGGTGCAGCTTCGCTTACTCTTGTTGCTTCAGATGCAGCAGGTGGAATTGATGTAGATTATGGGACCGGCGGAATGACGATAGATGCTACCAATGGTGCATTTACACTGCAAACAGGAACAGGTGGAATCAGCCTAGGCGCGGACGCTGTAGCAAAAACTGTAACCGTTGGTACAACTACTGGCGCAGGCGATACAATAATTCAATCTGGAACTGGTAATACGGCCGTTACGTCAACTGGTGCTATATTGCTTGATTCTGCAGGTGTTTTAGAGATTAATTCTTCTGGTGGAATTATAGGGATTGCATCTGATGCAGTAGCTCAAAATGTTAATATCTCAACAGGAGCTGCAGCAAGAACTACAACAATAGGTAATGTTTCTGGAGCTAGCTCGGTTGTCGTTGACGTTGGAACAGGCGCAGCTTCGTTTGGTGCTTCAGCAACAGCCCATACAACAACTATAGGTAGCACAAACACAACATCTGATACAGTTGTTCAATCTGGAACCGGTGGTGTTAGTATTGAAGCAGCGGGTATTGTAGATATGGTACCAGTTACTGATAGTCAAGCAGCTGCAACAGGAACGGCTAATGCAAATGTTGGCGTAACAACTCACACAGGACTTACAACTGCAGCAGCAGCAGCACAAGTATTTACAATAACTAACGCTGTATGTACTGTTGGATCTGCTATTCTCGTTAGCGCATCCAATTTAGGGGGCAACGACGCGCAAATGACTGTAACAAGGGTAACTCCTGGTGCAGGTTCATTCACGGTAACGTTGACCAACAACGGAGCAGCAGCTTTGAACGGTGATGTAATTATTACTTTTTGGATAATAGCTGCTTAGTATTTTTCAATTTTAAACGAGTGGCGCGTTATATTGTGCGCCACTCTTAGAAGATATATTCTTAAATCGAAAACATTATTAATCATTAAACGGGAGCAATCCCCTGCAAGGATGACGATGGATCAAAAAGCAGTTGTAAGACT